AGCATCACTTGGACAGATTGGGTGCCGATTCAATCCGTCCCGCGCGCAGATGGCGGTACCGGCTCGCTGATCAATGTCCGCCTTTGGTATCAGGGCACCGCCACCAATTACGGTTTTTGCTCAAGCGTGGCGAGCTTGCAAGCGACGTCTGCCGCAAACCGTGGATTTCTTGCGCAGACCGTTTATGTCGACGCTGACGCAGTCGCCGCTCCCGCAACGGCGATGGCGGTCACTAACTCGTTTATGTGCCCGGTCGTGATTGAGTTTGCATCGAAAGACATTCTCGCGAGCGTCGGCGTTGTTGGTGATTCGCATTCGGACTCGACAGGATCGGTGGCGGATAACCGCAGCAATTGGTGCTTGCGCGCGTGCGGCGATCTATCGACGCCGACGCAAGCCGTGCTCCCGGTCAATATGGCGTGCTCGGGGTCGGTGATGGATGCTTATTGGACGCTTGCCCAGGCGCATATGACACTCGCGCAGCCGGACATTCTGATCTTTGAGGCAGTGAGCCCAAATGGGGCCGGTGCTTTTGTTCCGACGGACGCGCCTTCTCTCCGATATAAGCACATGGCGCTATACCGAAATCAGATTTATTCGTTCCTGCGCTTTTGCCGTCTAAATCGAGTTGTGCCGATCCTCATGACAGGCTTCCCCAATGAGGGATATAACACCGCGGCGTGGGACGCTGAGCGGCGCGCCTTTCAGGCAGAGATCATTGCGAGCGGGGCGCTGGTGATCAATACCTGGCCCCTCGTGGGCGATGGCGGAACGCCCGAGCTTTACAACCCGCTTTACAAGCTCAACACGACGCATCCGAATGAGGCGGGCGTGGAGCTTGTGACGCCGTATGTCAAGGCAAAGATATCCGAAGCCTTGCAGTACATTTCTCGCTAAGTCATGGCCGAGACCGAGTTTCACACCAGCGAAGCCGCGGCCAAGCGCCGCGCCGACGCTGGCACTTATGCCCGCATCTTCGAGGATAACCCCGACGGCGTGGCGATCCTTGAGGCGCTACAGTCGCGCTTTTGCCGTAAGATTTGGCACCCCGGCGGGCAGGACGGCGCCCGCGCGACCGACTATGCGAACGGGCAATTTTCAGTGATCAACTTTATCAACGCGCAGATCAACATCGCGCACGGCGTGGGAGATCCGAACGATGACGACTGAAGTATCAGGCACCTTTGCCAATGGCGGCAGCGTAGGCGTCGGCATCCGCGGCGACGTGCTCGTGATCCCGTCGGGCTATACCTCGATGCAGTTGACCCTCGGCGGCTCGATCGATGCGTCCAACACCGTCAAGACCCGCAAGAGCACGAACGGCGGGCAGACGTGGACCGATCAGACCACCTACAACAGCGCGCAGACCGACACGGCCGTGACGGTCGCGCACGGCGAGCAATGGGTGCTCGAAACCGTGGCGGGCCAGGCGAGCAAGCAGATCACCTATCGCATGGAATGCGACGGCTGATCATGGGCCTGTCCCTCGCTGCGCTGATAGCCGCGCGCGACTTGCTCGACGCGGCCGAGTGTGAGGCGATAGACGGCGACCGCTGGATCGTGATCAGCATCGGCCAAGCGCGTCGACTGCGCGCCAAAGGTTTCGACACCCGCATCAAACACGGCCGCCGGTGCCGCGGCCGCTGGCAGGCGAATAAGTTCGCGCTGCAATTCCGCGCGCCCTTTCCAGTGGAGACCATGACCAGTGTTTAAGCGATACGCGATCATCGAGGACGAAGCCGGCGCGGGCGATCTCGGCGGCGGCGGGCCAGCAGACCCACCCGCCGCACCGCCTCCCGCTGATCCCCCGGCGGGCGATCCGCCCGCGCCGGCCGCGCCTCCAGCTGCGCCGAAGTCGTCACTCGCCGCGATGGCCGCCGAGCTTGCGGGCGAGACGCCGCCGGCTGGCGATCCTCCCGCTGGCGATCCGCCGGCGCCTGCCGCTGACGGCCGGCCGGACTGGTGCGAGGAAAAATTTTGGAACGCCGAGACCAAGGAAGTGCGGGCCGACGCGCTCGCCAAGTCCTACACCGAATTGCAAAAGCGGTTTAAGGGCGGCGTCGACCTACCACCGAAAGAGCCCGGCGAGTATGCCGTCGAGCCCGTCGAGGGCGAAACCTGGAACTTGACCCCGGAAGCGGCCAAGCCATTCCAGGACTGGGCGCACGAACTCGGGCTGAACAATAAGCAATACAACGCCTTTCTGCGCGAGCATTTGAGCGGCGTTACAGAGGCCGCCGATGGCGCGGTCGATGCGTTCGTGGCGCGCCAGGTGTCGGACACGCACGCGGCGCTGGTCGCCGAGCATGGCGGCGAAGCCGGCGCCAAGCGCATCAAAGCGGAATACTTCCGGGCCTTTCAGGCATTCGCTACGCCCGAGGAAATGGCCACGATCGAAGCCATCCCCGACAACCCGGCGATCATCAACGTCATGGCCCGCGTGTGGGGGGCGATGAAGGAAGGCAAGCCGCCGAATGCGAGCGCGCCCGTCGACGGCTTCGACACGCTGACGCAGGAGATCAACACGCTTTACAAGACGCCCGCCGGGGCGCTCATGAATGGCGACCACCCCGAACACGCCGCCGCCGTCGCCAAGCGCGACAAGTGGCTGGCCGAGTGCGCCGCGCGCGGCATTCGCGATACGGTCTCCTATCGCCGGGACAAGCTCGGCGCGTAAGGATCCGCGCCGGCCGGTTGCCGGCAAGACAGAGAGATCAGACAGATGGACGAGAACGAGCTACAGAAAGAGTTTATTGCGAAGGGCTTGACCGCCCCGCGCATTACCCCGGCTGAAATCGACGCCGCGATCGTGGCGGAGGCTTATTACGTGTTTCCCGGCACCACGTTGACCGTGGTATGCCTGACCCTGCTCAACGGTTTTACTGTCGTCGGCGAGTCGGCGTGCGCGTCCCCGGAGAACTTCAACGCCGAGATCGGCCGCAAGCTCGCCCGCGAGCACGCGCGCAACAAGATCTGGCAGCTGGAAGGTTATCGCCTGCGATCGGTGCTCGCCGCCGCATAGTTCCTGAGCAGCCGAGCCCGGCGGTAAACCATCATCCGCCTCCGGGCTTGGCATTTTCCGCCAAGCTGTTCTAATCTATCCCCAGCGGCCAACCTGAAAGGGCCCGCGCGCTAGACTCATCACGCCACGCAAGGCGGCCCGCTGCATAGCGGCCAACCGACAAGCCGGCACGCTTCAAACCGTGTTTGCATTATCGGAGGCCGCGCCATGTCGCAGCAGATCAGCGAAAACGTCGTACAGGCGTACAGCAATACTTTCTACGAAACCGGGCAGCAAATGACCGCCCGCTTTGCCCCGTTCGTTGTGAATGCGGGCGGCATCGTCGGTGCATCCAAGGCCATGGAGCGCGTCGGCAAGGTCCATGCGTATGACATCACCAGCCGCCACGCTGATACCAAGTATGTCGAGACGCCGCACTCGCGTCGCTGGCTCGACCTGACCGACAAGGGCGCCGCCGAACTCGTCGACGAAATGGACGAGATCCGCTTGCTGGCCGATCCGAAGTCGAAGTATCCCAAGATCATGGTTCAGGCGCTCAACCGCGCGAAAGATGACGTGATCTATGCGGCCATCCGTGGCACCGCCCGCACCGGCGGCGGCACGCAGGTTCTCCCGTCCGCGCAGAAGATTGCGGAAGGCGGCACCGGCTTGACCCTGGCGAAACTCTTGACCGCGAAGGAATTGCTCGACGCGGCCGAGATTGAGGCCGACGAGGGCCAGGACGCCACCGGCCAGGGCCCGACCCCGAGCCGCGTGATCGCCTGCTCGTCCAAGCAGCTGACGAACCTTTACGGCACCACCGAGATCAAGAACATCGATTACAACAGCGTCAAGGCGCTGGCGGAAGGTCAGATCAATACCTTCCTCGGTTTTCGATTCATTCGCTCGGAGCGCCTTGCCAAGTCCGGCACGACTCGCTACGCGGTTGCCTGGTGCAAGCCGGCGGTTGCGCTCGGCATCGGCAAGGACATCGTGACCAGCATCGACACGCTGCCGACCAAGAACTATTCGGTTCAGGTCTACGCGCGCATGTCGATCGGTGCGGTGCGCCTCGAAGATGAGGGCGTCGTCGAGATCGGCTGCTTCGAGTAATTCACGGCGGCGGGCATGGCCCGCCTGCCCCTGAGAGGGAATAGATCATGGCAAATTTCAGCGCCGCACAGGCAATCAATCAGGCTTCGCCGCTCATCAAGTCGCGCGTCGACCAGTCGCACGGCCGCATTCGTTTGTTCGAGTCGCTCTATGCGGCCCCGGCATCCGGTACCACCCCGGCGATCGCGGACAAAATCATCTGGGGCACGCTGCCGATCGGCGCCGTGCTGCTGACGCACCTTGCACAGATGGCATGGAACACTGGTACCGCGTCCTGCACGCTCAACCTCGGCGACTCGTGCGTAGCGGCCAAGCATTTGGCGGCCACCGCGATCAACGCCACCGGCGTAGCAACCCCGTCCGTGGCGACGTTGATCAAGACGTGCGTTGCCGACGTGGAAAGCGGATCGTTCACCTTGTCGAACATCAAGGGCATGGGCGCCCTGACGGTGGGCGACCTGGTGACCGGCACCGGCATACCGGCGGCCTCCTACATCAGCGGCATCAACCTCGCGAACCGCACGGCGACGTTTACCAACCTTGCCGGCACCAGCGCGAGCGCGACGAACCCGGCCGTGCCCGTGACCAGCACCGGCCACCCCTACCGCTGTTCGGATAACTCGGCCAATGCCGCGAATGGCTACGTTTCCACCACCGACGATTGCACCCTGATCGGCACGGTTGCCGGCGCTCAGATCGCCAACAACCAGCAGATCCGGCTGATCATGCCGTATGTCACGGACTAACACAGGATCTCTCCCCTGGGATACTCTAGCCCGGCCAAGTGCCGGGCTTTTTTTTGAGGGCGAACGATGGCCACGTCAGAGATCCAGATCTGCAGCAATGCGCGCCTCATGCTCGGCGCCTCGACAATCAATGCCTTTGCGGAGGACTCAAGCGGACTTTGCGCGAACCTCTGGGACACCTGCCGGCAAGCGACCCTGCGCATGGCCAATTGGTCGGCCGCCCGCAAGCGCACGACACTGGCGCCGCTGGCCGTCACCGTCGCCGGGCAAGACTGGACATATGCGCTACAGCTGCCATCCGACTGGCTGCGCACGATCGGCCTCGGCGACCGCACCGCACCGATCGACTATGAGAAGGAGGGGCGCCTGCTGCTGTGCAATGACGCCGCGCCGGTGCTGCGCTACGTCTACGACAATCAGGACGTACCATCGTGGGATGCGCTGCTGACCGAGGCGTGCACCGTGCATATGGCGTGGCTGCTGGCCTACCCGATCACCGGCAGCAACACCAAGGCCGACGCACTCGCCTCGCAGCTGACTTCCCTATTGAAGCTCGCGCGCGGCGTCAACGCCTCCGAGGAACCGGGCGAGACGATGGGCGACCGCCCGCTGCTGACTTCCCGCTATGGCGACCGGCTGCGCTAATGGCCCGCACTGAAACCACGCAAAGCGCCTTCGCCGCCGGTGAGTGGTCGCCGCTCATGCTCGGCCGTACCGATCTGCCGCGCTTCCAGCAGTGCTGCGCCGAGCTAGAAAACGCGCTCGTGTTGGTCCAGGGCGGCGCCACGCGGCGCTGGGGAACGCGCTACATCGCGCCGGCCAAGTACACCGACAAGCAAGTGCGCCTCATGGCGTTTCGCTTTTCGGTGACGCAGGCTTACGTGCTGGAACTCGGCGATCTCTATGCCCGGTTCTACACGCAATCCTCCCGCATCGAGTCGCCGCCCGGCACGCCGATCGAAGCGGTCACGCCGTGGACCGAGGCCATGCTGCCCGATCTTGAGTGGGTGCAGTACGGCGACACGGCGATCGTGGTGCATCCGTCGGTCGTGCCGTATCGCATCGTGCGGATCACTAGCACGCAGTGGAAGATCCAAGCCGCGCCGTTCATCGTCTACCCGTCGGCCGAGTCGGGCCTGAGCCCGGCCACGACGGCGACGCTATCGGCCGCCAGCGGCGCCATCACGATCACCAGCGGCGTGGCCGCCTTCCTAAATGCCGACGTTGGGCGCACCGTCATCGCCGACATTGGCGAGGCCGTGATCACCGGCTTTACCTCGACGACGCAGGTCAACGCGACCGCGACCGGCTTCCAGGCGACGGCCTACGCTTCGGGCGAGTGGACGATCACGGAGTCGCCGAAAACGACGCTGACGCTGACCGCTATCACCAACAAGAAGAACGGCGCCGCCACGCTGACGCTGGGCGCCGCCGGCTGGCGCGCGGGCGATGTGGGCTCATATGTCGGCGTCGAAGATGGGTTGATCCAGATCACCGGCTTCACCTCGACGACAGTCGTAAGCGGGCGTGTGCGCGAAGTGTGCAAGAGCGGCACCGCGGCGGGCGATGTGATCGCCTCCGAGTCGTGGACGCTTGAGCCGAAAACGTGGAGCACCGCCCGCGGCTACCCGCGCGCCGTGGCGCTGCATGAACAGCGCCTCATGTTCGGCGGCACGGTCTCGGAGCCGGTGCGCCTGTGGTCGTCGGCGACGGGCTTGATCTATGACCTATCGCGCGGCGTGCGCGACGCGGCGGGGTTCTATCAGGACTTTTTCGCCTACGACATGTCGTCAATCATGCACCTGGTGAGCGCCCCGACGACGTTGCTCGCATTGACGGGCTCGGCCGAAATGACCGCCGGCACCGGCAGCGACGACGCCATGACGCCGACCAATATCCGCCCGCGTACCGGCGCGCTCAATGGCGCGTCGGCCTGTCGGCCGCTGTTCGTCAACAACGATCTCATCTACGCGCAGGACGGCGGCACCAAGATCCGGGCGCTGGCGTGGCAGCAGACGGAAAACGCGCTTTGGTCGCCGGATATATCCTGGGAGTCCGAGCACCTATTGCAAGCTGGCGTCACGGAACTCGCCTATACCAAGCGCCCGCACCCACAGCTGTACGGCATTCGCAGCGACGGCGTGCTGGTGGCGTGCGGCCTCTACCGGCAGACCGGCATCCTTGAGCATGACGTGCTCGGCTGGTCGCGACAGACGACGCAAGGCGGCTTCATCAGCTGCGCGACTATCCCCTATGGCACAGAGGATCAATTGTGGCTCGCCGTGCAGCGTACCGTCGGCGGCTCAACCGTCACCTATATCGAACTGGCCGACTACACCCTATCAACTGACTGCGCCGTGACTGGCACCGGCGCGGCGTCGTCCAGCTGGGCAGGCTTCGGTCATCTGGAAGGGCAGACGGTGGACGTGCTCGGCGACGGCCGCGAAATGGCCGACAAGGTCGTGACCGCCGGGGTCGTGACTACCGACCGCGACGTGATCGCCATCGAGGCGGGCCTGCCGTTCGCTTCGGCATTGACGCTGCCCGGCATCGAGCCGACCGGCGCGAGCTTCGGCGGCGCCAAGCTGCGCGTGCATGAGGTCATCGTCGATCTCTATGACACCATCGGGCTCGAGATCCAAGGTGCCGATCAGCGGTGGTTCCAGTTCGGCCCGGCCGTGCTCGACCAGCCGCCGCCGGCTGTGACCGGCAAGCGCCGCGACATCAACATGAATTGGGACGATGGATCGGTGCGCATTCGTCAGATCCACCCGTACAAATGGACAGTGCGCCGCATCACGCGCCGCTATACCGTCAACGAGGGGTAGCCATGGCGTTCGATCTTTCTACGATCTTTGATCTGGTCGGGACTGGCGTCAAAGTCTACGGCGCGCTTTCGTCGGGCCAGGACGCGGCCGACATGTACGACGCGCAGGCGACTTCATCGCTGACGGAGGCGCGCCGCGCGCTGGTGGACGCGGCATCCTATCGCGACGTTGCCGGCATTCAGGCGGGCAAGACGCGGCGCCAGGGCGGCGACGTGGTGAGCCAGGCGCGGGCGGCCTATGGCGCCTCTGGCGTCAACGTCAACACCGGCACCGCCGCCGACGTGCAGGCCGAAATTGCCAAGCGCGCCGACGAGGACGCCTTGAACACCATCCTACTCGGCGAGCGCCAAGCGCAGCGCCTTGAGGACGTGGCCGCCGCATCTATCGACGAGGCCGCGCAGTTCGGCAAGGCCGGCAAGAATGCCGTAAAGAGCGCCAACCGCACCGCCATCGGTAATGCTATCAGCGGCGGCGCCTCGGCGTGGTCTAAGTGGAAAACTGATCCCTAGGGGGCAACATGCCGCGAATCACTGGCCTACAAGCATTCGGCAACGACACGGCGCCGGTCGTCGAGAGCGCCCGCGGCCCGCGCGTGGTGCCGCAGGCTTATGACAAGTCCGGCGGCATGGCCGAGATCGGCGGCGCCGTTCAGTCCGCGAGCGATGTGGTCTTTCGCCAGCAGCAAGCGGAGAAGGCACTATTTGCCCAGCAGAAAGCGGAGCTTGACCGGCTCGCGCGCATTGCCCAAACCACACGTGCCAAGCGCGATCAACTCATGGCCGATCAGCAAATGGGCGTATGGCAGAAAGAGATCTTGGCCAATCCCGCGCTAAAGTCGCCTGATGAGCAGCTGGCCGCGTTCGACGAAAAGGTGAACTCGCAGCGCGCAGATCTTGAAAACACCTACGGCGATCCCGAAGTGCGCGGTGCTTTTCAGCAAGGCATGGACACGCTGCAATTCAAGCACCGGGGCGAATTGCTGGGCAAGATCACTGCCGCCACACAAAGCCAGATCGAAGCCGATGTCAATCAAAACCTCGACGTATACCGCGTGACGGGCGTAAGCGATCCAGAAGCGGCGATCACCAAATCGGCCAAAGACATCGCCGCGGCAGGGTCGGCGGCGGGATGGGATGCGGCGCGGATCCAGCGCGTGACCGCGACGCAAACCAGCGGCATCATGACCGCCTATGCCTCGCGGCGCATGTTGACCGATCCGCGCGGGCTCCAAGCGGAGCTGCTGGACGAAACCAAATGGCCCGGAATGCGCCCGGAAGATCGCACGCGGTTGCTAAGCCAGGCCGACAAGATGATCGAGCAGGACGATCGCGAAAAGACGCGAATGGCGGACGCCTTCGATCGCGATCAAGCGCGGGCAGTGAAAGACGCGCAAGAGCAGAGGGCGGCGGATGCGCGACTAGGCGTATTATCGGGCGAGGTCGGGGAGCGGGATTTGGAAGGCATGTTGCAGCGCCGCGAGATCACGCTAGAGCATTTTAATTCGCTGCATACGGCCGTCGGGGCAGAGGGCGGCGGATCGGATGACCCCTACACCGTGGTCAATTTGCAACGCGACATCCCGAGCGGCATTGCCAATGAAGATAACGTCATGTCCTCATGGCAGGACGGCCGTCTTTCCAAGCAGACGGCGGTTGCGCTCTTGGGCAATGTAGATCAGGCGCGGCGCAACGGCGGCCCGCTGGCGTCGGAGGAAGCGAAGGCGGGGCGCCGGTACATTGACGACAACGTCGGCGGCATTCGCGGCCCGCTGGCGGTGCTGGACACGGAGGCGTCGCAGCGGGTCGCGGCGGCCATTCGGGAGTTCGATGATCGCGTGCTCGCGGGCGAGAAGCCGCGCGCAGTGTCAGATGACGTAACGCAACGCTATATGCCCACCCCTGCCAGGCCGGCGCAGTCGCCGCGCTTTCTAGTCGGCACGTACAGCCAACCAGACATTACGGCCACGCGCGCGGCAACGGCGGACGCTTACGCCCGCGGCGCGATTTCGGCGGAAACCGCCAAGACCGAGTCGCTATTGCTTCAACAGTACCAAGCCTGGATGGACAAGCAAGAGGCCGCACGCGCCGCCGCTGCCGCCGCCAGCAAATCGAGGGGCCGTTAATGCCAACCATCGCAGCGCCGCCCGGCGGCGCGGACACGCCCGATCCCAGCACGGCGCCGCCGCCCGCTGCGCCGCCCACGGACGACGTGAGCATGCCGCCGGCCGATCCGGCAATGCCGCCCGAGCCGGTCATGCTGGCGGATAACGAGCCGATCGCGGCCACATTCGGGGCGGATGACATCGCGCGCGGCTACCTCAAGCGGCGCACAGAGGCGGCCGATCAGCACGCGCTTGACTGGCTGACGGGCGGCGCTGAGCCGATGCCCGTCCCGCACGCAACAGGGCCGCAGCCGGTGGCGCCGCCGGCCGATGGCGGGCGGCTGCAAGCAATCGCTGCGGACATTGGTAAGGGCGCCATTGAATCGCCGTCGCAGATTGCCGGCGGCATGGTCGATGCCGTCAACCAAGCAGCGGCGGCGGCGGTTTCTGTCGGGCAATGGATCGAGGACGCCACAAACGCAGGCGGAATCAAGATCGATGGTGATGGGATCCGCCTGGTAGATCACGCCGAAGTGGTAAAAATGCGCGCCGGCGGCGACATGGCCCCGACTGCGCTACCGACGACGCACAAGCCAGACAGCGCGACCGGCGGGCTCATTCGAGGCGTGGCGCAGTTTCTAACAGGCTTCTTGCCGGCGACGGCCGCGCTCAAAGCAACAGGCGCGGCGGCGGCTCTTGGGAAGGCGGGCACGGCGGCAGTGGCGGGCGCCATCACGGACGCGACCGTATTCGACCCGCACGCGGATCGTCTGTCCAACCTGATCGAGAAGGTGCCGGCGCTTGCCAACCCTGTAACCGAGTACCTTTCGGCCAAGCCGGAGGATTCCGAGGCGGAGGGGCGGTTTAAGAACGCTCTTGAAGGACTGGGCCTAGGCCAGTTGGTTGAAGGATTCTCGCGGGCGGTGCGCGCCGTTCGCCCGATACTGGCCGCCAAAGCGCCGGGGCCGGACGCCGCGGGCACCGCCGCAAGAGACATGCGCGCAGCAGCGGAGGCGCTGCCGCCAGCCGTCGATCTGGCGAAGCTAGGCGACGTGGACGCGCCGCTGATAGTTGGCAGCAAAGTGCCGCAAGCGGTCGCCAAGCGCGGGAAGGCACCCACAGCCCCGCCCGCAAAGGCGGAAGGCTTTTTGCGCGTAGAGGGCGACGTGGACGGACACGCCATCAATATCAACCTCGCGCGCCTGAATACCAGCGATGACATCAAGGTCGCCATCGACGCGACGGCACAAACCTTTCGCGCGCCGATTGACGCAGCGCGGCGCGGCGCCATCACGCACGAGCAGACCGCGCATCTCGCCGACGATCTCGGGCTGACGGTGGGCGATCTGCTCGCCCGCCAGAAGGGGCAGGCGTGGAATGCGGAAACGATCCTAGGCGCGCGCCGGCTGCTGGTGGCCTCCGGTCAAAACCTCGTGGAACTGGCCAAATCCGCAGCAAACGCCGAGGCATCTGACGTTGATCGCGTGGCGTTTCGACGGGCGCTCGGCGTGCATTCCGCCATTCAAGGACAAGTGTCGGGGCTAACGGCAGAGGCCGGCCGCGCGCTGTCGCAATTCAACATCAAGGCAGGGCTGCCGGCCGAGATGCAGGCCAAAGCCATTCGCGACATTCTCGGCGATGGGAATACCGAGGTCATGGCAAAAATGGTCGCGGCGCTCGACACGCCCGAGGGGCTGAACACGTTCGCGCGCCAAGCGCAGCGCGCCACTACGAAAGACATGCTTATGGAAGCATGGGTGAACGGGCTGCTAAGCGGGCCGCAAACTCACGTCGTCAACATGCTATCGAATGCCGCCACGGCCGTGTGGCAGGTGCCGGAACGCCTGCTGGCAGGGCAGATCCGCCGACTCACGGGGGGCGAAGGCGTCGCACAAGCCGAAGGCATGGCGCAGGCGTTCGGCATGATGAACGGATTTCAAGACGGGCTGCGCCTGGCCTGGCAAGCCATCAAGACGGGCGAGCCGACCGACGCCGCCAGCAAAATAGAAATGCTTAAGCACCGCGCCATCACCGCCGAAAATCTCGAGGTGTCGGGCGTGGCGGGGCGCGCGGTCGATATTCTGGGCGAGGTGGTGCGCGCGCCTGGGCGGGCGCTCATGGCGGAGGATGAGCTATGGAAAGCGACCGGCTACCGCATGGAGCTTTACGCGCAAGCGTATCGCGCCGCGCGCGGGGAAGGATTGCAGGGCGAGCAGTTCGCCCAGCGGGTCGCGAGTATCGTGCAGAATCCGCCGGAACATATCCGCATGGCGTCCATCAACGCGAGCCACTATCAGACCTTCACCAAGGAGCTTGGAGAAAGCGGGCAAGCGTTCTCGAAGTGGGTCAACAAGACGCCGGGCGCGCGGCTTGTATTCCCCTTCATTCGCACGCCGACCAATATCCTCAAGTTCGTGGGCGAGCGCACGCCGCTCGCGCCGCTGTCGACTGCGGTTCGAGCAGAGATCGCCGCAGGAGGCGCGCGCCGAGATCTGGCGCTGGCTAAGATTTCGCTCGGGTCGATGCTCATGGCGACGGCTGCCGATTACGCGGGCCGGGGGGCTATCACCGGAGCCGGCCCGACAGATCCAGATCTAAAGGCAACGTTGCGCCGTACCGGCTGGCAACCCTACAGCGTCAAGGTGGGCGATACGTGGTATGCCTACAACCGACTTGACCCGCTCGGCGCATCCATCGGCCTAGCCGCAGACGCGGCCGAGATCCTGGGGCAACTCAATAGTACACAAGCGGACGAGGTCGCGGCGGCGACGGTCATGGCGATCTCTAACAACGTCGTGAATAAAACCTATTTGCAAGGGTTCTCGACACTGATCGGCGCGTTCAATCAAATGTCCCCAGAGGCGGGCGCTGCACGTGGGTCGCGGGTCGTCAAACAGTTCGCGGGCTCTCTGGTGCCGTCATTCCTGGCAACCATGGAGCGAGTTTCCGATCCGACCATGCGCGATGCGCAGTCATGGCTTGATCAAATTCGCTCGCGGGTTCCGGGCTTTTCTAAGGACTTGCCGCCGACGCGCAACTTATGGGGCGAGCCGGTCATGCTGCAAGGCGGCGTAGGCCCCGACATTGTCTCTCCGCTGTACTCATCGCAAGAAACAAACAGCCCGGCCGACAGCGAAATGGAGCGGCTACGCATTGGCGTTAAAATGCCGCAGCGCGCGATCGATGGCGTCGATCTCACGCCGCAGGAATATAGCCGCTATGTCGAACTTGCCGGCAGCGCAGCGATCAGCCCGGAGACCGGGCACGGCGCCAAGGCGGCGATCGAACATTTGATCACCACGCCGCAGTATCAAAGCGCAAGCGACGGCCCGGACGGAATGAAGGCAGTTGCTATTCAGCAGGTAATCGCGGCCTATCGTGAACTAGCGAAGGGACAAATGCGCCGCGAGTTCCCCGAACTGGCGGGCCTTATCGACTCCCAGATCCTTGAGAAAACCACGGCGCGGGCGCGCGGGGGATTCAAATGACAGGCAACGGCGCGAACGGCTTCACCCTGGCGCTTGACCGCATAGATCGCCTTGACCCGATGCGGCCGGAACATTTGGCCGATAGGATCGGCCGTTGCGATGCGCACCCTGGGATCTCATTTCTGCGGCACACCTACGGCAGCGGTAGGCGCCAGCCGAATACCTGCCCGCTGTGTCGGGCGAACGCGGCGAAATGATCAGCGACGCCGATCAGGACTCACTACGCGCCCGCGCGGTGCAGCTGGTCGCGCTGTTCCTGGAAGAAAGCGATCCGACCAAATGGCCATCGACCGACACCAAGGAAGGCCGCGGAGATCGGGTGTGGCTGAAAAAGAGCGCGACGCAAACGCTGGTGCTGGTCGAACAGATCCGGCAATTGCTCGCCCGCACGCCGTCGGAACTCCCGCCGCTGTCGCCCGGCGACGATGACGAACGGGACGCCGAAACCAAAATGATCAACGACGCGGAGGCGC